CTAGTTTACACAAAGACTACAACAGGTGGTTTTAAGATTTACTCATTCACATCTGGAACGGGAACGGTGACTGTCTAATGGCTCACTATGCATTCCTCGATGAAAATAACATCGTCACAGAAGTAATTACTGGACGCAACGAGACAGAAGTAGTTGATGGCATAACCGATTGGGAACAGGCTTACTCAGAAGTTCGAGGCCAAAAATGTAAACGCACAAGTTATAACGGGAATATTAGATATAACTACGCCGGTATCGGTTATAAATACGATGAAGTATACGACGCATTTATCGCACCTCAACCAGAGTGCGGCCATTCTGAATTAGTACTAAATGATCTAATGAAATGGGAGTGCTCAAATGCCGAGCACGATATTACAGAGCTATAACGGCTATCCTGCCTCAAAGGATCCAGACGAGATACGCATTACCTCTTACCCGGTAAACGGCACGGATCGTAAACTTAAATGTGCCGAGGCAGTAGGGCCATTACTTGCAGCTTTCGCCGCTGAATTTCATGAGCTAATTGAGCCAATAGATCAAGGCATATTTGACGACTGGGCTTACGCTTTTAGAAATGTAAGAGGATCTACAGACCGCTTATCGTGTCACTCATCTGGCACGGCGATCGATCTTAACGCGACTAAACATCCTTTAGGCAAGGTGGGCACATTCCCGCCTGAGAAAGTACCGATGATTAGGGCACTTGCTAAGAAATACGGCCTTAAGTGGGGCGGCGATTACAAGGGCAGGATTGACGAAATGCACTTTGAGGTTGAAATCGCACCGGCAAAAGCCGAGGCGCTAATCACGAAGTTAGGACTAAAACGATGAAACAAATTAAACCTTTAGCTGCATCATGGGCACGGTCATTTTTGGCAGCCGCACTAGCGATGTACATGGCAGGCATTACGGACCCTAAGACACTAGCTCTAGGCGGCGTAGCGGCAATGGCGCCGGTAGTACTTCGATGGCTTAACCCTCACGATAAAGCTTTCGGGTCTACGGGGAAGTGACACGAAAACTACAGTGGATAGCTCTAATTTTAGGAGTGCTATTAGGGCTATCCGCTTGTGGTTATCAAGGATGGGTACGTTATGAGTGCCAAGAGTTTACAAACTGGCAAGAGCCTCGATGCAATCCGCCGCAGTGTAAAGCTACAGGAGTCTGTACTGAGGACATATTTGGAAAGGATCCCAATGGCTTTACGTCAAAAACGAATGACAAATGAGCAGCTTAAAGCTCGACTGATAGTATTTATTGGCGTATCGCTGGCCCTGACTTTTACCTTTTCGGTCGCTGGGATGCTCTACGCGCTGATCTTTGTCACTCAGCCGCTCGGCGATCAAGCCCCTAACGATCAAGCATTTATCGAGCTCTTATCTACTCTTACTATTTTCCTCACCGGGGCCCTTGGCTCTGTCTTAGCCTCCAATGGGTTAAAGGATAAGCCTACTGATCCAAAAACCGATTTAGAGTCTCCATCTGATCTCCGAGCCTAATCTCACTCCTACCTCGCATATCAAGGTTAGGCGTGCCCATGGGAGCGTTAAGCCAATTTTTATTCTCATCCCAGAGCAATCGCGCCGTATGTGATGCAACCTCAAATAAGTGCATATCTCGGCCTCGCAGCTTGAGGCTAAATTCGATCTTTTGGCGGTGAGCATTTTCCATTAAATAATCGGTAGTGACTATGACTAAGTCCCCCGGGTTTACTGCATCATCATGAAAACCAAAACCAAAAACCTCTAACCGACCCTGCATTTTGGCCGTACTCGTAACACTCACAAAGCCGTTCGGATGTGATCGTGGTACAGACATTTTAGCCCCTTGTCTCTAACGTCCGCGTGTCGGTGCTTGTTAAATGTCTGGGGTATCCCCTAGCATCTAACTAAGTGAGTGGTAGCACTCATTCAACCGTCGAACTGAGGAGCAAGTCAAGACAAATTGTGGTGGAAAACACATAATTATTTTCCATCCGATTCGTTACATTATGTAAAGTTAATCTAAGCGTAAAACGCCTTGAGTAGCTTTACATAACTTGATCTGTTCCCGTGTTACGACCATAACACTAAGGGGCAAAAGTTATGAATTACGAAACGCTGTTTGTATGGATAGTTATATACACCTTTGCATCGGCCACAATCTTTTACACACTGGGCCATTCACAAGGTAAGAAAGACGGATACTGGCGCGGTCGATCTGTCGGTATGAGAATCGGATCAGAGCGTGAGGCCAATCATGGCTAACCCGCTTGAGGGGTACGAAAGTGTGGCCGAGAGGATCGAAAAGTTCTGGATCCACTACCCCACCGGTCGCATAGATACAAAACTCGTTTATCAAGACGGTACGCGCTACATTGTCCAGACAGATCTATACCGAGATGTACAGGACATGATCCCTTATGCGAGTGATTTCGCTGAGGAGATCCGTAGCTCATCTAATCGCTTTCCTATGGAAAATTGTGTTACATCATCGATAGGGCGATCCCTACACACTGGCGGCATATCTAAATTCAGTGAAAATGCCAATCGGCCTAGCTTTGAGGAGATGCGCCGGGTCGGCCTGTCTGTCGTACCGCCGGTAGGCACCGTAACTATGAGTGTCACTGAGGAGCGAGATCCTTGGAGTTTTGGCTCAGCGATTGAAAATGTGGGCCAGCAGCTAGTAACCCCAACAGCTGTCCTCGATGTGCCAAGTTGCCGCCATGGCGCTATGGCCTATAAGGAGGGTGTAGGTAAGACAGGCAAGCCATATAAAGGCTTTGTCTGCACTGAGACTAAGCGCGATGTGCAGTGTCCGCCAAGGTGGGAAAAATGACCGGCGATCTCGAGATGATAAAGCTATCAACAGGTGAACGCCTACGTATTGACATGGACGGCACCGAGTTACGAGATAACGTCACTCCCCCATCGATCGAATGGTGTGACAAGGGCGAGCACTTTTCCAATCGCTTACATGGCGGCTATACAGGCGAGGGCCCAAGTCAGCTCTGGATCTGTCTGGAGTGTAATCGTAAATGATTATGCAGCGCTTACAGCGCGACGATGAATTCGTAGCTGCCTCGATTGCATTTCGTAGGGCATTTGAGTCCCCTAATAAGATTGATCGATCATTCCAAAAGGTAAACCTACATGAGGGCATAGCTCGAGATGCTGAGTCAATAGGGGCCGAGATGGTGGTCGCCTATTACTTCGGCATTAAAAACTACGAGCCGGGTGTAAACACATTTAAGCTGCACGCCGATATAGGCGGTAATATCGAGATCAAGTGGTCGAGTTATAAAGATGCTCACCTCATTCTCAGCGATAGGGATAGATCCTCAGATATTGCAATTCTAGTTACCGGTAAATCCCCTACCTACTACATAGCTGGATGGATACCGATTAAGAGTGCCAAGGTAGCCCAGCGCAGGCGTAAGGATGGTAGCTACTGGATTAATCAAGATGATCTATCGCCTATCGGTGATCTTGCTCGGAGTATTTATGCAGTCCATTAGCCATTATTGCAGAGTATGTAAGATCGAGATAGATCATCAAATACGCGTAGTTTCAGAATTATTACCGGCTTACGTGCATGTGGTCGAATGTACAGGGTGCGGTAATCTAGACGTAAAGTCTATGGAGCCCGCGTGATTACCGTGCTCATGGGAGCTCCGGGTGCTGGTAAATCTACGTGGGTAGCCAAAAATAAAGACCCCGCCGATCATGTGTTTAATACTGAGGCGGTACGTACTCACCCGGGCATCGATGTAGGTGCCTTTATGCGCTATGAACGCCTAAAAGCTATTGAGGCTGCTCATGCAGGGCTCGACGTAATATGCGATGGCACTCACACACTGTTAGGCCACAGGCTTGTCTGGCTCACAGTCGCTAAATCTCTCGGTGTAACTACTAAATTAATTGCATTTGATACTCCCCTGCTATGTCTATTAGCTGCTCAAAAGCAGCGTTTACATCCTGCCCCTCATAAGGTCGTAGTTGATCATTACCGACGCTTTGAGGCGGCCAAACATGTAATCGGTAATGAGGCGTGGGATAGCGTCGAAATAATTGTGCGAGGTCGAGATCATGTATAAATCTATTGGCGTGTCTAAGTTATCCACAGGCTTGCGGTACTTGACATATAGGCTACGATCACTCTCTCGACGAGAGCCGCTGTGGCGGTGTAGCTCGCGGAGAGCTATCTCATGGGGCGTACTCTGTTTAACGGGGTTAAACATAAGCCCAGCACTGGGCGTTAATAACAATCATATTAATAGCTATAAGTTATATGCACATATACAGATAGTAGATGCTAAGCAGTATCGATGTTTAGAGATGTTATGGGATAAAGAGAGTAAGTGGAATCCTCAAGCCGATAACCCTAAGTCCACTGCCTACGGTATACCTCAGCTGCTCAAGCTTAAGAGTCATGACCCTTACGTACAGATAGACCTTGGCCTTAAGTACATAGCATCACGCTATAAGACTGTATGTAATGCGTGGTCATATCATAAGATGAATGGTCACTACTAAGATGGTGCAAGGTAGGCAAGACCCTCGAGTAAGTAGAGCCTATAAGAAACAAAGGCTCATCGTCTTAGCTCGAGATGGTTACACCTGCTACTACTGCGGTCAGGATGCTACGACCGTGGATCACGTGGTCAGTATTAAAGCCGGAGGCGATCCCATGAGTCTTGAGAATATGATCGCCTGCTGCAAACGATGCAATAGCGCTAAGGGATCACGCTCACAGGGCCTTTTTTTAGCACGCTTGGCTAC